GCCCTCGCGGGCTTCTTGCTGCTGGGCGAGCAGACCATCATGTGGTCGGCGCACGAGTACAAGACCAGCATGGAGGCGTTCCGCCGGGTGCGGACGCTGTTGCGGCGCCTCGGCAAGCAGGTCGGGAACAACGAGAACCTGTACGAGATCGACGGTGTGCGAATCAAGATCTCGAACACCAACGGCGAGGAATCGTTCGAGCGTCTCGACACCGAGGCCCGCATCAAGTTCGTGGCCCGGTCGAAGGGTTCGGGCCGTGGCTTCTCCGGTGACCTCGTCATCATCGACGAGTCGTTCGCGTTCACCATGGAGCAGCAGGACGCGCTGATGCCTGCGATGGCGGCCCGCCCGAACGCGCAGATCATCTACACGTCGTCGCCGCCGCTGAGTGGCGAGTCCGGCGAGGTGATGTTCAACCTGAAGCGCCGGGCGGACGCGGGCGGCGACGACAGCCTCGGCTGGCGGGACTGGGGTATCGAGGGCGACCTCGACCATCTCGATGACCTGGACTTGGATGACCGCAGTTTGTGGGCGGCGTCGAATCCGGCGCTGGGGATGCGGCTGACGGAGGAGACGATTCTCCGGGAGCGCCGCTCGATGGGCAACGCGGGCTTTGCGCGGGAGCGGCTGTGTATCTGGCCGAAGATCTCGCAGGGCAACACGGTTGTGGATCCGGCGGCGTGGGCGCGACTGACGGATGGCGGGTCGCAGCGCGACCGCGAGGGCGGAGTTGCACTCGGCATCGACATCTCGCCGCTGCGGGACTATGCGGCGGTGTGCGTGTACGGGCTGCGCGAGGACGGTCTCGGGCATGTGCAGCTCGCCGACTATCGGCCGGGTACGAAGTGGCTGATCCCGCGGCTGGTGGAGCTGCGGGAGGCCCTGGAGCCGGTGGCGCTCGCGATGGGCCGCGGCACGTTCGCATTCCTGGAGACCGCCCTGGACAAGGCGGGGTTTCAGCGTCCGGAGGATCTGGAGGCGCCGGAGCCGGGCGATCTGGCGGTGACGAACGCGGTCGACATGGCGGCGGCGGCAGGCCAGTTGCTGGAGGCGGTGCGCGAGGAGTCGTTCCGCGTCGTCCCAAACAGGCACCTCGACGTGTCGGTCGCCTCGGCGAAGACCAGGCAGACCGGCGAGACGATCGCCTGGACGACGAAGGGCGTGGACGGCGATATCAGCCCGCTGGTGGCGATGACGCTGGCCCGCTGGAGCTTCGTGACCCGCTCCCACCTGCTTGAGGGCAATCACTACGACGTCCTGCAATCGATCTTCTAGCGGAAGGGGCTGTCATGCGTAACCCGTTCCGTGGGCTTCTGCGGCATGGCGAAGAGAAACGGATGATCGACTCGTCGACGGTCTCCTGGCCCGCCGATCCTCTAGCGTCACCGGTGGCGGTCACCGAGGAGGGGGCGCTCCGGCTCGGTCCGGTGCTCGCCGCCGGCCGGCTGCTGGCGGCGACGATCTCGGGGATGCCGCTGTGCGTGTACCGGAAGATGGGCGACACGAAGCAGGAGCTGCCGCTGCCGAGCCTGCTCACGCAGCCGTCCGCGCAGGGAACCCTGCACGACTGGGTGTTCCGGGCGGTGACGTCGCTGGCCTACCGCGGCAATGCGGTCGGCGTGGTGACGGCCCGGGACTATCTGGAGGTCCCGACCGAGATCGAGTGGCTGGACCCGGCGTTCGTGCTGTGCGAGGACCGGCTGGCGTCGATGGGGGAGCCGGGCTCCTTCACGAACCCCAAGTTCTCGTACTTGGGGGAGCGGCTGCCGAACGAGGACGTCGTGCATATCCCGTGGTTCCAGCTCCCGGGCCGCGTGTGGGGCATGTCGCCGATCGGCGCGTATGCCGTGACGGTGTCGACGGGCCTTGCCGCGCAGAAGTTCTCCGACGACTGGTTCAGGGCGGGCGGGGTGCCGCCGGGCCGGTTCAAGAACAGCATGCAGACCGTCGACCAGAAGGACGCCAACGTCATCAAGCGGCGTCTGGTGCAGGCGATCCGGTCGCACGAGCCGATCGTGTACGGCAAGGACTGGGAGTACGAGCCGTTCACCATCAGTCCGAACGAGGCGCAGTTCGTGCAGACGATGCGCCTGACCGCGTCGACGATCGCCTCCATCTACGGCATTCCGCCGGAGATGATCGGCGGTGAGACCGGCGGGTCGATGTCGTACAGCTCGCCCGAGCAGCGGCAGATCGAGCTGGTCCAGTTCTCGCTGCTGCCGTGGCTGGCACTGCTGGAGTCGCATCTGTCGGCACTGCTGCCGCGCGGCCAGTACGTGAAGTTCGATCCGGACGTTCTCATCCGTGCCGATCTGAAGACCCGCTTTGAGGTGCACGAGAAGAAGCGGCTCATCGGCTGGGACAACATCGACGGGCTGAGGGCCCTGGAGGACGAGCAGCCGCTCCCGGGCGGGGCGGGCCAGGACTACAGGCCGCTCCCGATCGCCGCAGGCGCGACGATCTCGCCTCCCGCAATCCGGAGTGACGAGCCGTTCAAACCGCGTCTCATCAGGACCCAAGAGGGGATAGAGGACCATGGTTGACCGGCACCAGCTGCGGGATGCGCCGGAGAGGCGCAGTATCGCCGCGGACGGCTTCGAGATCCGCAGCAAGGGTGATGGCCTGGCGCTCACCGGGTACGCGTCCGTCTTCGATAACGGCTACCAGGTTCTCGGTGGCCCGCCCTATGGATGGGTTGAGCGCGTCGACAAGCGGGCGTTCGACGCGACGCTCGCCGCGAAGCCGGACCTGCATCTCCTCATCAACCACGAGGGCATGCCTCTTGCGCGGACGAAGTCCGGCACGCTGCGGCTGTCGGCAGACTCCAAGGGCCTCCTCGTCGAGGCGGACCTGGACCGCCGCGACCCGGACGTGCAGCGTCTGGAGACGAAGATGGAGCGCGGCGACATGGACGAGATGAGCTTTGCGTTCCGCGTGAAGGCCGACAAGTGGTCGGACGACGACACCGAGCGCACCCTCACCGAGGTGTCCCTCCACAAGGGCGACGTCAGCGTCGTCAACTTCGGCGCCAACCCGGCAACTTCGGCGCAGCTGAACAGCATGCAGGAGGCACTGGACCTGCTCACGAGCATCGACCCCGACCAGGCCATGGCCGAGCTCCGCTCCGGCGACACGCGGGCGGTGGAGCGGCTGGCCGCGGCCCGCGAGAGCCTCGCCGTACTCCAGCGCGGCCTGATGCCCCCGGCCAAGCGCACCAGCATGTCGCTCGCCGAGGCACTCGCGGTGCAGGGCGACGAGCCCCGCAGCGTTTCGCTTGCTGCCGGAATCCCGTCGCACTCGACCCCTGTGACGGACGTCCCCATGGACCGGCGCGCGGCCCTGTCCGCGGCCCCCGACGACCAGGTGGTGCTGCGCTACATGCACGCCTGGGTCGACCCGGACGGCAGCACGGACGACAAGGCCAGCTACTGGGGCGCTCACCACGAGGGCCGGATCGGCGCTCCCGCCCATCTGGCAGCGGTTCGCTACCACCTGTCGATGCTGGAGCACTCCGACATCCCCGAGGAGCAGCGGGCCGCCGTCGAGCGGCATCTGCGCCGGCACCTCGACGAAGCCGAATAGTCCGGCTTCCCCACCTACTTACCGCGGTCTGGCACTGAGCGCGGTGCTGTCGCATGCCTGGCACTGGCATGGGCGGCTGTTTCACGGCCTGGCACTGGCCGCAATCCCTGACCCATGCCATGAAAGGCAGGCTCGCTCATGAATGAGCGACTTCAGCGGCTCATTGCTCGACGCGAGCAGGCCGCCAAGGACCGCGAGACTCTGATCGCGAAGCGCGCGGCCATCACGTCCCTCGCCGAGGAGGAGGCCCGCGACGACCTCCTGCCGGAGGAGGACGCCGAGTTCCGCGAACTGACCGCGCAGGTCAAGTCGAAGGACGAGGAGCTCCGAAGCTACGACGAGCGGATCGGCGAACTGTCCGACGAAGGCGAGCGGAGCCGTCAGGTCACCGCAGGCGCGCTCGCAGTGAAGCGGGCCGCGGCCCGCGCCGAGTCCGTCACCGAGGCCCGCACCTACGAGCGCGGCAACGGCCGCTCGTACCTGCAGGACCTGGCCCGCGTCCAGCTCAACATGGACGCCGACGGCGGTTCTCGCGAACGACTGCAGCGTCACGCCCAGGATGTGGCCACGGGCCAGGAGTACCGCGACCTCAACCGGACCGACGGGAACGGCGGCTATGCTGTCCCGCCGCTGTGGCTGATGAGCCAGTTCGTCGAGCTGGCTCGCGCCGGCCGGGCCTACGCGAACGTCGTCAACAACCAGCCGCTGCCGCCCGGCACCGACTCCATCAACATCCCGAAGGTCGCCACGGGCACGGCCGCCGCGATCCAGACCGCGGACAACGCGGCGGTCCAGGAGACGGACCTCACGGACACCTTCATCAACGCCGGGGTGAAGACGGTCGCCGGTCAGCAGGATGTGGCGATCCAGCTCCTGGACCAGTCGCCGGTGTCGTTCGACGAGGTCATCTTCCGGGACATCGTGGCGGACTACGCGACGAAGGTGGACCTGCAGGTCATCTCCGGCTCGGGTGCGGCCGGTCAGGTGACGGGTGTCCGCGGTACGGCGGGCATCACGACGGTGACGTACACGTCGGCGACTCCGACGGTCGCCCAGTTCTACAGCAAGATCGCGGACGCTGTGCAGCGGGTTCACACCCTGCGCTTCATGGCGCCGACGGTGATCGTGATGCACCCGCGCCGGTGGGCGTATCTGCTCGCCGCCTCGGACTCCAGCGGCCGTCCGCTGGTCGTCCCGGATGCGGGGAACCCGCAGAACGCGGTGGCCACGCTGGGCACCGTCGGTTCTCAGCAGGTCGTCGGGCAGATGCACGGCCTGCCCGTGGTCACCGACCCGTCGATGCCGACCAACCTGGGTGCGGGCACGAACGAGGACGTCGTCCACGTCCTGCGCGCGAGCGACATCCTGCTGTACGAGTCGGGTATCCGCTCGCGGGTGCTGCCCGAGGTGGGTTCCGGCAACCTGACGGTCCGCCTGCAGGTGTACGGCTACCTGGCGTTCACGGCGGCTCGCTACCCGGCGTCGGTCGTGGAGATCGGCGGCACTGGCCTCGTCAGCCCGTCGTTCTAGATCAACTAGTGGGGGCCGGGTTTCGGCCCGGCCCTCCCGGGAGCGTGCATGCGAGACGAGCAGACGTTCACCCGCCATGCCGTGCAGGGCTGGCTGTCGTGGGACGAGTGGTCACCGGAGCAGGACTTCTGTCGCTTCGCAGGCATGCTGCAGCGGATGCTGCAGCCGAAGGTCGTGCTGGAGACCGGTGTCGGTATCGGCCGCATCACCGGCCATCTCGACCTGGAGAGCTGCGAGTTCCTGGGCTTCGAGTCGGATCCGGAGTGGCGTCAGCCGCCTGCCCACCCAGGGCAGGTGACGCCGTCGGCCGAGCAGATGGCCTCGGCGGATCTGGTCATCCTGGACAGTGATCCGGACTGGCGTTTCCCGGAGATCAAGCTATGGGGCGAGGTGGGCAAGCCGGGCTCGGTCTGCATCGTGCACGACTGCGGTAACGGGCATGCAGAGTCCACGCTGCACCACCAGTTGGGGCAGGCCTGCGCGGCGACCGGTCAGCCCGGACGTCTGCTGCTGAACCCGCGGGGCGGTTGGATGGGGATTCACTCATGAGGATCATCGGGCTTCTGTCGTGGTACGAGGAGCCTGCCTCGTGGCTGGCCGAGTGTGTGGCGAGCGCGGCCCGGCTGTGCGACCACCTGATCGCCGTTGACGGGCCCTACGCCCTCTTCCCGGGTGCGGTGCGCAAGCCGGCCTCGGGCATGGAGCAGGCCGAGGCGATCGCTCATGTTGCGGCCGGCGCCGGTATGGGCTGCACGATCCACACTCCGCGTCAGCCGTGGTGGGGCAACGAGGTCGAGAAGCGTGACTTCATGTTCCGTCTCGGCTCGACGATGGCGGAGCCGGGCGACTGGTTCCTGCGGATCGACGCCGACGAGGTGCTCACGCAGGTCCCGGACGATACGCGGACGCTGCTGGCGGCGACGACGCTGGACGTCGCCGAGGTCACCATGTGGGAGCGCGACGACTTGGACTCGCAGTTCCCGATCCGGGTGCTGTTCCGCGCCCTCCCCGGCATTGGAATCCAGCAGGCCCACTACGTAGTGACTGCCCCCGGGGGGTCCGGGACGCGGGTGCTGTGCGGCAACGAGGTCAAACACCGCGCGGAGCCCGCTGAGGCGCTGTGGGATGTGCGGCTGGAGCACCGCACCCGGCAGCGCTCACCGCTACGCAGGCAGCTGAAGAACGACTACTACGCGAGGCTGCCCGAGATCGAGCAGGTGAGGGAGCTATGACAACCATCGACGACCGCTACAAGGACGCCCTGATCGAGGAGCACGCGTCCTACGTGCGGGCCAAGCGCACCAAGGACGCCAACCACGTGGCCGCCGTCCTCAAGGAGCAGTACGGGCACGACGTCGCGGAGAGCGGCGCCGAAAAGGACGAGGAGCCGCAGCGGGCCCCTGAGCGTGCGGACGCCGAGAAGGCGCCGGAGAACACCGCCGACCCGAAGCCCCGGCGCGCGGCCCGCGCGAAGACCGCGTCGGACGACAAGGCCGGCAACTGATGGACGCGCAGGTGTTCGTCCTGACTGTGGAGGCGTCGGGCGAGGTCACGCCCGCACCGGAGCTGGAGGCTGACGAGCCTTCCGACGAGGAGGAGTTGACCGATGGCTGAGGGCCTGAGCACGACGCTGGTCTCCAACTGGCTGAACACCTTGAGGTCGGCCGGGGCCGCCTTCGGCCCCGTCGCCGGCACTTTCGTGCAGCTGCACACCGCGAACCCCGGCGCGGCGGGGACGACGGCAGTGTCCGTGGGGTCGACGACACGGATCGCAGCGACGTTTGCTGCGTCATCGGCCGGATCGGCGCTGGCGCTGTCGGGTTCAGTGGGCCCATGGACGAACGGCGGCACATCGGAGACGCTCACCGATATCTCGGTGTGGACGGCGGCGTCGGCGGGGACGTTCCTGTTCTCGGTGGCGCTGACGGCCAGCAAAGCCTGGGCGTCCGCCGACACATTCACGCTGAATACGCTCGGCGTCAGCCTCGGGGCACAAGCCTCCTGACCCCCCAGGCGGTGTAGCGGCCGATCGGAGGAGTCGCCATGACGACCTTCACCGACGACTTCAACCGCGCCGACGGGAGCCCCGGCGCCAACTGGGTTCAGGTCAGCGGCACCTGGTCGATCATCTCCAACCAGCTCAGCTCCGGCTCGGCCGGTGGGACGATCATCCTCCGGGCCGCCGGGGCGATGGCCACCTCCGACAACAGCGCGCAGGTCACCATCGCTGCGACCGCA